GGTGATGGCGGGCTGTCTTTGTGGTTGTGGGTTCCCGGTATACGCAGGATGCGTGCCGCGTCTGCGGGCACCGATGAGTCCATCGGGAAATTGTGCTGAAGGCACGATGCCTTGAGTTGGTCCGCTACTGGCTGCCATTCGTCGCGTGTCAGGTCGCGATCCATAATCCAATAGACGTGGATACCTCGTCCGCTATTGACCAGCATTGGTTTCGGCAAGGCCATCCGCATGCAGAAATTCTGCAATGATTGCACCGCAGTCACCTGATCCGGGTAGTCTTTCTCAGGACCGCAATCCAAATCTAAAAAGAAACACCGCAGCTTGTGTGCGTTGGCTGACGTGCGGTTCTGGTTATTCTTGAATGTTGCAAGGGCGAAGTACGCATCCCATCCCTTGCGGTCATAGTCCAGTGCGGCAGCTTCCAGCTGCTCTATTGTGTCGTAGAACTTCTGTATCTTCCGCTCGTTAGCCCGATTAAATACCCACAGACAATAGTACCCATCACTTGCCAACGTGCTGGACAGAAACGTATTCGTGTCCATGCGATTACCCCCGCTCGTGTGAGGGCGGGGCGCGAACGCCCCACCACTATATTACTCGTCGTCCCACGCCTGCACGAGGTTATTCAGCTGTTGGGGTTCCGCCATCGGCGCGGGTTTGCTTTCGCGCTTGGCAGGTTCTGCGACCGGCTCTTCTGCGGCCTTCGGTGCAGGCGTGTCGTCAACTTCAAACCCTTGCGACTTCGGGTTATACGGCTTGGAGCCAGCGCGGTCTTCACCTTCGTCGCGCTGATACACGGTCAGCGTGGTTGCCTTCTTCACGTCCGGATCGTTCATCAGTGCCTCGACCTGCACCAACTCTTGATCGTTCAGGGGCCGCGCAGCCTTGAAGAACAGCTTCGGTGTCTCGCTGTTCTCGTCGAAATACGCAGTGGTGACCACGGCGCTGACCGGGAAGCCACGTGCATCCATGAACCGTGCGTAGGCTTGCATGCCGTACTTGTTGTCTTTGGCATCACCGAACAGCGATGTGGCGGGAAGCTGCAGCTGGTACACCTTGTCGTACTGTCCCTCTATGGCGACAGCCAGACGCTGGTTGAAGCGGCACGCGCGGCCGTTTCCTTGACCCGAACCCTTAATGTTCATCGGGCAATTACGGCACGCGGCGGCTTTGCGCTTCTCGGCCGGAACATCCGCTGCAGGGGTTTCACTATCCGCAGACCAGCATGTTGGCCCCGACGGGTTCTCGGGGTCATAGGTACCCTCGAAATAGGTGCGGCCGATCTTCGACGTACCCAGCACGACCACGTTAAGCGATCCGGAACTGTTGACGTTCACTTGTTCACCGTTGACCATCTCACGGAAGCGACCGCCCCTGATGCTGATACGACGGCTTGTAGCACCGCCGCCGCCAGACAGCGCCTTGTTCAGTTCCATCATCCGCTTGAAAGCGTCGGACGATACCAGTGCGTTCCCCTCGAACGCAGAAAGGTCCATTGTCATTTGTCGTTCTCCTTCGACTCGTTGCTGCGCAGTAGCGCGTTTTCTACCCGATCAAGGCTGAAACGGTAAGTCTCTCCGGCCTTGATGTAGGTATCTTCTGGAATGGTTCCGCTGCGAATCCAGTTCCGAATTGTAGAGACGGACACGTTGAAATAGTCCGCGACGTCTTTGATGGGGACATACGTGCTGGCCATCAGGTCTTCCTCACAGTTACGACGTACTCCACGTCGGTGTTCAACCCGGGAGGCACCTGTTCAGGGTTTTCCTCCAGAAACTGCTTGACCACTGACTGGTTAAGGCGCTTCTCCAAAAAGTCAGGCACCTCTTGCTGCAGCACGAACTTGTGCATGGCCTCCCAGTCGCTAGTCCAGTAGCGGGTTTTTGTAGTCCGGTAGAACGTACCGTACGCAGTGCGGGCACTTTCGACACCGTGTTCAGAACAGTAATCAAGCAGAGCGCGCTTGATGAGGTCAAGCTGCGATTTCAGCTTTGCCTCTTCTTCTTTGAACGCAGCTGCTTTTTCCTGCAGCCGGGTGCGAATTTTAACGTATGTACGCGTCAGGTCATCTACCGACGGTGCTGTCGTAGCATCAGTCATTGTTGTCTCCGGGTTGTCTATACGTGACAATTAGTACCAAACGGTACCCTAGTCAAGCAATTCTTTGTACAAATTGAGGATTTGCGCATGTACGTCAATGCGCTGTTCCAGCATGCTGTACAGGCGGCGTTCCACAGGGGCGCTTTCCAGATGCACTACAGTACACTTAGACGTCTGGCCGGAACGATGGATGCGGGCGTTGGCCTGCGCGTACGTCTCCAGTGAGGCTGTGGGTGCCCACCACACAACGGTATTGGCTGCGGTCAACGTGACACCATGTGCGGCTGCTTGCGGCTGAATGACTAGCACGCGTGGGTCTGGTGTAGTCTGGAACCGCTTGAAGATGTCGGTCCGTGCTCCAGCACTCACATCGCCCGAAATAGTTTCGGTGGTGATACCGTCAGCTTGCAGGGCCTCCGACAACATGCGGATTGTGCTCTTGAACGGCACGAACACCAGCACCTTCTTGGTCGTCTCGTCGATGACCTCACGCAGCACTTTGTATCGCTCTGAGATGTCGAACTCTAGTGTGTCACCGTCATCGGTGTAGACCGCACCTGCACTGATCTGCAGCAGCTTGTTCATTTTCACGGCGGCGTTAACAGCCGTGACTTCAGCCCCAGCCGCTTCCATCATGAAATCTTTTTTCAGTTTCTTGTAGTACACCTCCTGCTGCCTCGTCATGGGGACGTGGCGGCTTGTGTACAGCATATCTGGTAGGTCGAGACAGTCGTCCTTGGAGAACCGAATGGCGGGCTGCAGCACCCGGTGCACCGTTTCCACCGCGTTGGGTTTGTTCTCCCAGCGGAACTGCGTGACCTTGCGTTGTACCATATCTCGGAACGCGCCGTAGAACTTCGGCACGTTGTGCGGGCTTACCAGCTTGGCAAGGCCGAAGGCGTCGGTCGGCGACTGCGCTGCCGGTGTACCCGTCATGAGCCATAGCCACGTGTCAGGACGCAGCAGACGGTGCATGGTCTTCCACCGCTTGCTCTGCGAGTTCTTGTAGTGTGAGGCTTCGTCCACAATGATGAGATCGAACCCACCGTTGCGTATCTCCTCTTCGACGATACCGATGCCGTCGTAGTTGATAATAACGAACTCAGAACCGCCGTTTATTATCTTCTTACGTTTGTCCGCGCTGCCATGCGCGATGTCTACCGTGCGGTGCATAGCGACCTTGAACAGGTCCGCGCGCCAAGCCGAGTCCATGATGGAGATAGGACACACGACCAGCGCGCGGCGTACCTTCTTCTGTTTCATAAGGAAGTCCGCAGCCCAGATTGCACTGGCAGTCTTACCTGTACCCTGTTCGTTGAAACAAAAGGCCTTGCGGTGCATGGTAAGGAAGTCCGCGGTGGCCTTCTGATGAGACATCGGCGGGTACTGACCGGGCCAGTCGTAACGCGACGAAATCGGCGACGGGGCCTTGATGTTCAACTCCCGCAGCGTCTGTGTTTCTTCTACCCCCCAGTGCACCAACACCTCGTGCGGGCCGATCTGTTTGCTCTTTGGGATGACAGTAGTGACTCTTGTAGGGTTGCGCAGCTGCAGCTGCAGTGCGCGGTTGTCAACGATCTTCATGTGGTTCTCCGTTATACGGCCCGTATAACTAGGCCTTTTTCTTTGGGGGCTTGCTCAAGGCACCGCCACGGGCGCGGTTAGCGCTCGGGCTTTCCAGACGTACACCGTCCGAATTATCACCACCACGGGACAAGTCCTTGCGATGGCTGAGGTCCAGCCCTTCTCGGGCTTTCTTACCGTGTTTTTTGTCGAAGGCCCGCCGTGCCTTGGCCCGCTCTGCACGGGCTGGCTTCTCGTTGCGGGCCTTCTCTTGCTGCCACTCTTTCGCGTAGGGGCGTGGTTTGTTGACGTACGGCATGCGTCACCTGTGCTGTCCGTTATGCGGACATTCTACCACGGGACAATGCTTTCGGCATAGCCCACTCGGTACCGGATTCCACACGTTTGTCTCGTGGGCCTTCTGCAGTTGGGCGTACTTCTTGATCCACGGAGACCACAGCACGTTGTGATCTGACGCATTGAAGTCCGCGCCCACAAACTTATCCGCGATGACAAACAAAAGCCCGCCCTTGGCCCGTTTAACTTCGGGGAAGTGCGCAAACAGAGACAGGGCCATCAGTTGCAGCTGCCCAGTGTCCGCGTACTTTGCAGACTTGCCCGTCTTGTAGTCCACGATAAACGCTTTCTCGCCGTTGATGATGGCGAGGTCTACGATGCCGCGGAACCACACGTTCTTGTCATAGAACCCGCAGGGCTGCAGGTCTTCGGTCAGACCCATCTTGAGTTCGCAGTGCTTTTCGCCCGGCTTGGCCTTGAGGGCCTCCAGCGTCGGCATGGCAAACGAGAACCGTTCCGGCACAGGGGTGTCGTCCCGAATGTAGTCCTCGGCCGCCTTGTGGAACTCGGTACCATAGCGCGTGGCATCAGTCTCTTTGAAGGGAAACTCCTTCAACACGTTGACGTGATAATACTGCTTCGGGCACGTCTCGAACCCCTTCATGCGACTGAACGACCACGCACCTGCGCTCATGTTATTCTCCGTATCTGCGACTGACGTCGGACTCACAGTTTACCGGCAAGCCCTCTGCCCAGTCAGGGGTCCAGCGCATACACTGTTCGATGTATGCCTGTGCTTCGTCTACTTCTTCGCTGCGTACACATGCCACAACGGAGTCATGTACAGTTAGCACCACACGGTACCGTTTGGCAATCTTTAACATCTGTTCGCCCACAATACAACGTGCCAGTGCTTGCGTCACGTTCTCTATGACCTTCCCGCCATAGATATTGTTCGGCCCTCTGCGGGTCTGATATGTGTAGTCGTACCCGATCTCACCCGGTGTCGCTTTGAGGTCCGTGTACTTGATGTCCAGCCCACTCGGCAGCTGTATGGCGCTGCGGTCACCATGCACTGTCAGCACACCGGGCCGCCCAAACTGCTTGCTGTTACCCTTGGACATTTCGCGGAGCATGTTGTCCGCTTCGCGCCACAGGCCACTGATCCTATCGTTGGAACTGCGGTACACGTCGATGATCCGCTTGGCTTCCTTGAGGTCTACCTCGACCCCGGCTTGCAGCTTGAGAAACGTCTGCAGCTTGTTATGACCAACACCATATCCTGCGCCAAGGATCACAACCTTGCCGATCTGGCGCTCCTGCTTGTCGATGTCCCCCTCGTCCTTGTTGAAGATCTTGGCAGCCATGCGTTTGTACACGTCACCATTCTCGGCGAAGGTCTGCACCACATCTTCTTGTTCGGCCAGCCACGCCAGCACCCGGGCTTCGATCTGTGCGGAGTCGGCGTCTATCAGCTTGTGCCCTGCCGGGGCCACAATGGAGTTCTTGATCTGCTTCGCGTTCGGTCCACGGCTCGGCAGGTTCTGCAGATTGATCTTGTCAGAACCGCCCCAGCGTCCGGTGTGTGCCGCGTAGTATCTGATAGGCACGGGTAGAGGGCCACGTTTGGCGATGTCGATGAACCGCTGCGTGCGGGTCTCTTCCAGTGTGGACTTGTTACCTAGACGCGCTGCCATGAGTGTCTGCACGTTCTCGTCGTCGTGCTCCAACAAAGCGACAAACTCCTCGTCACCCTTGGCAAAGGCGTATGTATCTTTGCCAGTAGTCGGGCTGACCTTCATGGGCGGTTCTACACCGTACGAGAGAAGCATCTCTGCAAACTTCGGGTTCGACATCAGGTCTTTCTTGTCGGTGACACCTGCATCGGTCAGCAGTGCGCTCTTGCGCGCAGTGACTTCGGCGAGGTGCTTCTCCAGATGTGCGCGATCCAACTCCAGAACCGGATCAGTAAACATGCGCAATGTAGTGTCTATCAGCTTGAGTTCCTTCTTTGGGAACCCTGCCTCTATAAACTTCTTGAACGCCATGTATGTCAGCGTAACATCGGTGCGGCAGTATTCACCGTACCGCTCCATCTGTTCTGGTGTGAAGTCGGCCCGGCGCTTGCCCAGCGCGTTGATTACCTCGTCGCCTTTGACCCCGATGCCCAGCCGCTCGGATATAGCCTTGAGGCTATGTGATACTTCCACGCCATAAATGGCGCGCGACATAAGCATCGTGTCGGCCAACACTTTCGGCTTGATACCGCAGCGCCACGTCATGATCGCCCCGTCGAACATGGTGTTCTGACAGAGCATGATCGCATTCTCCCACGGCAACGTGTGCAGATGTGTCAGCACCTCGCTGGCCTTCCCTGTAACCCAGACAGGTTCATCGTCATTCAGCTTGGTGCTCACCCCGATAACTTGGAACCGCGGGTCGCGGATGTACTCTTCTGTCGTCAGCTTCGACAGGCTGTATTCCCTGTCGTAGTACGTCTCGAAATCGAGCGTAATCAGGTCCATCGTTGTTCTCCTTTGTCGGTGTTATATTTTGTGGTAGTATCAGCGCATGTTCAGTCCGTTGATCCTCATATGTTCGATGAGTGGGGAGTGCTATACGCCCCCAGCGCCGGTATTCGAAACAATCGAAATGTGCCAGATGGCAACAGAGGACTACGTCAACAACGCTCTTGCACCAGCCCTGCCACCCGGCACGTTCGTCCTCAAGTGGCGCTGCTTCGATTGGGGCGTGAGCGCTTGACCCGGCTCATAGTCGCCTGAACGGCACCGACAGGCCACCCCTCACCGACCACCAGCGTGTCAACAACCTGCTTCTCCGTCAGGCCTTTACCCATAAGGTATTGCACGCGGGGGTACAACTTCGAAACAACCTCCAACTGGTTTGGGGTCAGGTCTTCTTCATCCATCGTCGTCATCCTTGTTCCGATAGAAAGCCCTGATTTCATTCACGATGTCCTCGTGATTGTGCGCGATCCGATAGATCACGTCAAACTCTGCTTCAGTCACCCACCAGTCGGGCAAGCATTTGTACCCGGCCCGCCGCAGCGCCTCGTTGACCCCGCGA